TGTACGAAGTATTCGTGGTGACACACCAGAAACAAAACGAAAGGTCGTTGCTTACGAATTATGCAATGTGAATGAGGTAGCAGATAGACTCAAAGTAATGGGTATTATGGACGCTAGTCAAACTTTCATTGACATACCAGTAAAGACTTTAAAAAAGTTTCGCCCTAAAAAAGTGAAAAAATTAACTGATTTAAATGCTCAACTATCTGATGCTTTAAAAGATGTTGAAACAACAGAAAAAGTTGAAGAGAGGGTTATATAATGAAATTAGCCTCTCTTGCTCTTGCTATGTCTATAGCTACAAGTGCTTTTGCTCTTGATTATCCAATGGCAAAGTCTGATAATTCTATTGAAGGTCAAGGCACCTATCATTTTGGGCCAGAAACTTCAGAGAATTTAGCTTGTTCTTTGGCTGAAGAAAGAGCAAAAGAAGCTGCCATTTTAAAGAAAGTTGGTGAAATAGTAGAGTTGATGGAAATACAAACTTGCCGTAATGAAGATTGTGAAACATCAAGAGAATTTGCTAACACTTTGACTGGTGCTATACGAAAAATAATTTCAAGAAAAATTGAAAAGATCATAGAACAAGGCCAATCATCTTGTATTGTTACAATTCAAGCTGAGGTTGATGAGGTAAGAAATCAAACGGTCTTTTATATACAAAATGAGTCTTTTCAATTTAAAAACAATGAGAATATTCAATTTGTAGGTGTTGCAAATAAAAAAGGTAAACTTATTGTTTTTCATCAATCTGACACCGTTTACACAAAGTTTTATGAAACTACTGTAAATAAAGTAGGTAGTCAATTTAAGATACCTAATAATGGTAAAAAGATAATCGCAAAATTACCAGATGGTAAAGATTTATCTAAAGAAAGATTGATGTTTTTGTTTTTAGAGGTTGACATTCCAGTAAAACAGGCATATACTCATAATGAGATACAAAAATTTGTTGAAAATGTACCTGTATTACAAAGGCGTGTTGTTTATCATTCAACTCAAATTGTGAGGTAATTATGAGATATATTATGTTGTTGTTTTTGTCGTTCTTTTTAGTCGGTTGTGGTACGATTGGCGGTGCAGTTGATGGTGCTGGCGATGATTTAAAAAGAGCTGGTAAATATGTTAAGAGTATTGGAAAGGACGATAAATGAATAAGAAATTATTAATTATTCCGATTGTATTAGCCTTATCTGCTTGTAGTAGTGTGAAGTATGACACAGGCTTTGAGTATAAAGCACCAGAGTTTGGTGGTGGTGACCAAGGCGATCAAGTAAAATATCCAGATTGGTATGATAAACTTGAGGTTGATAATGAGAACCTTCACGCTGTAGCTACTGAATTTTCAAATGACTTTCAGTTTGCTGTTGATAAAGCTATGTTGTCAGCTAAACGTGAGTTAGCATCAAATTTTTCATCTCATGTTGAGGCAATGTTTAAAGATTTTACATCAGAGTTAGGCGATGTAGATGTTTCAACAGCCAATGACATAAACAGAACCACAAAGTTGGTCGTATCAAGAGTTAATCTTGTTGGTGTTCAGCGTTCTAATTTTAAGGTTGTACATGAAAAAGCTGGTTATCGTGCTTTTGTAAAACTCAAGTATTCGTCTAGTTTGTCGAATAAACTTATACTTGAACAAATCAAAAGAAATTCAAAACTCAAGTCTAAGTTAGAGGCTACTGAAAAGTTCAAAGAGCTTGAAGAGTCAGTTGAAAACATTAATAATGGAGATGTTACATGAATGAGATTCAAAACAAATCTAAGTCTATATCTTTTCCTAAATTTGTAGCATGGGCAGGTGCATTACTATTAGGTCTTTACACCAGTTTTTGCACAGCTCTAGTTTCATGGATTGG